CCCACCATAGATCAGCCCTCCACAGGCTCGGCAGGCTGCGCCTTATCCTCTTTGGTCTTGGCGGCCTTGGCGGCCTTTTCCTTGACCACGGAGACATAGCCCAAAGAGACATAGGTTTCGACGGTGGGTGCGAAATCATCATCGACCACCGCCTCAACATTAGGCAGCAGAGTGTAATCACCGAAAGCAATCGGCTTGATGCTGATGTTTTTGATTTTCATGTCGGTTTCCTCCTTGATCTTACAGGCCGTAGACGAGGCAGGCAGAGAACGGATAGATGATCTGCATACCAGCATCGCGGCCCTCGCAGTTGATGACAACCTCGAGGTTGCGTTCCTGCGGTGCATGCTGCATGAACGGCATGGGGGCCTCGTGGGCCATCTTCTCCGCATCCTTGGTGTACAGCAGACCGATGTTCTTGCCCGTGCTGTTGTAGTCCTTGTTGTTCTTGGACAGCTCGGTGGCAGTCTCCCAGTTCTTGATCTGGGGCGTATGCTCCTTGATGTAGGAAAGGACGCTCTGATCGGTGCCCTCGATGCGCTTCAGATTGAGGGAGGTAAACAGGTCGCTGGGCATGACCCAGCTATCGGGATGCTCGATGCTCTTGGTAGAAGTGTCGATGAAGTTAAGGATCCCAGCCATGTCAGCGGCGATCTCGTCGGCGGTCTTGTTGAGCCAGTCGGCCTTGCCGGACGCGCCGTTGGTGAGGGTGTACAGCGGGATGTTGTTCTCGCTGGACAGAACGCCCATGATGTGGGATTTCTTGTCGCCGTTCCAGATCAGGTGGTTTACGCGCACATCGTAGGCACGGCGGGCGGCCTCGGCGCGGGCAGCGTCCAGAGGCTTGCCGATGCCGATCAGAGCATGACGGCGGGCAGCACGCAGCTCCTGCACATTGTAGCCGTAGCTGTCGCCGATGTTGACGATCTCAGCACGATGGGGCGTACCCTTGACATCCACGCGGGGCAGGTCGTCGGCGTAGTTGGCAATGATGTCAGCGATGCCGGACTGCTCGTAGCTGTAATACTCGATGTAGGCAGCGCCCTCGTCCGCTTCGCTTGTCATGGGGAACAGTTTCAGGCCGTTCAGCTCCGGGTACAGCTTGTCGTAGGCCTTGGTCTTGATGTGGGCCAACTGCTGGGCAAAGAAGATGCCGGGGTTCTCGGCGGCATCCAGACGCAGCCCGGGGATGGAAGTTGCGAACGCCTTAGAGATCAGGTCGCCGCACTTATGCTCCAGCGCAACGCGGTCAGCCTGATCGTAGGGGTTGTTGCGGTTGTTGGGATTGAACTTGGACATTGTTTTTACCCTCCTTTACGCCTGAGGCATATCGTAGAACTGGGCCGGGGCGAGGCCGTCGTCGGCAGCGCCGAGGAACTTTGCCTTGACCGCCACGGCGGTGGCAGAGGTGACAGCGGTAAACTTGCCCGCATCGTCACCGCTGATAATCAGGTAAACGGCCTTGCCGTAGGCAGGGTCGGCATTATCCGCAACCTGCACATAGACCTTGCCAGCCTGCAAAACATCCAGAACGCCGCCCTTGGGCAGTTTGACCTTGCCCTCGTCGTCCATCTCGACGTTGGCGCTGTACATCGTCACGCCCTCGAACTTGGCAGCGGTTGCGCCAGTGGCGGGCAGGGCAATGTCAGTACCGGGTTCCTCACCCTGCACAACGCCCAAACCAAACAGCATCTTGCCCGTGTCAGCGCCGTTGCGGCGGGTGACAGCGGAATAGTTGGAACGATCAACGAGACCACCGGGCATACCCGCTTTCGGCTCGCCGTAATTCATCTGAACAGCCATGTTCATGGTTTAGTCCTCCTTTTCCTGCTTGTACTTTGCGATCATCTTTGCGCGGGCATCGTTGGGGCTGATGCCCGCTCCGCCGACAGCGCCGTTGGCAGAGTCAGCGTTGAACACCTGCGCCCGCTGATCGTTGACAGTGCGACGCGCGGTGGCCTTGCTCTTGGCGATGTCGTAGGCAGCATCCAGATAGGCATCGCCGCGGCCTTTCAGGTTCATGCCGGGGATAACCTTGTTGACGATAGCCGCCTTGGCTGCCTTGACGGGCAGACTGTCCATGCCGTCCAGATTGAGGCGATCACCCAGACGAATCAGCTCGACGCGCTCACGCACCAGCTCCTGTACGTCGGCAGAGTCGGTGTTCATGGCGGGTTTGCTTTCGGGGCAGTCGTCGCCGTCCGCGGTAGGCTGCTGCTCCTGCGTAGCCTCCAAAGCGTCCGCGCGGGCGGCACTCTTTTCCAGCATGGACAGCAGGGTGTTGATGTCCTCCTTGGCGGGGCCATCCTCCATAGCGTCGCGGCGCTGGGTGATCTGGGAGATTGCATCCAAATCACTGGCGGCGGGGTCACTCTCCGGCTGAACCGCCGTCTCTGCCCCGTCAGCGTCCGTCTGGACGGCATCAGGTGCAGGGGGGTCGTTAGTATTGACAGCCGGGTTCTGCTGCTCCACGGCGCTGTCTGCCGTAGCTGCGGCGGGTGCAGCAGTACCGACGGCTTTCAGGTACGCCTCCATGGCCGCGGCAAAGGCAGCCGGGTCAATGGGAGACGCGGGAGCAGCGGCGGGGGCTGCTTCGTCGTTGGTCTGGACTGCGGGATTGACGTTGTTCTCGTCCATTGCGAAAACTCCTTTCTGATCTTTGCTGTCAAGGTTGAGTCTGGCCGCATTCCCTGCCCTTGCGACAGCGACAACGGCAAGGTGGTTGACCCGGATGTTGGTCTGAATAGCATCGTAATGCTGGCCGTTCCATTCGCCGGGCTTCTCGATGAGGTCGTTAAAATATCCAAGGGAAAGCTCACGCAGACCGCTGGACTTGACCGAATCAATATCGTTAATGACGATCTTAGCGCGGACGGTTTCGCCGTCGCGGTAGCCCTCTGTTAAGATATTGCCGACCTGTTCCCAGCGTACATTGTCTTTGTTGATCTCCCCTGCGTCGTGGGTAATGACTACCGGCTTGCCCTGATAGCTGCTGAGGCTTTCAGGGTCGAACACCTGTTCAGGCAGTCGCAGCTCTCGCCGTATGCTGCCGTCAGGGTTCTTGTAGTCGAAGATGCCCGTGCGGGTCAAAATTGGTTCATCATAGAAAAAGCCCTCGCGGCTGGAATGGGTGTCGATCTTGATAGAATCGACACGGTATTCCCCTTTGAGGACATTCGGCGTGTTCTCCATTTTGCGGCATCCCTCCTCTCAATTTTTGTTCTCGGCGCGGCATACCCCCTTTCAATCCTCAAACGCGGACGGTTCGATCTCGTCCTCGTCAAAGATCGGCAGTGCCACGCAGCGGCAGCCGTAATCCTCTCCGGGATTGCAGCGGCGGCCCGTGTAGACGATGCCGTGCTTCGTCATATACCACATCTCCGGCGGGTCGTCGTAGCTGAACACATTGCCGTCAAGCTCTTGGTGGCACTCGCGCACTCGCTCGTCGCCGGAGGACGACCACTCATAGCGGCGTACCCCCGCAGAGCGCTGGCGGGTCTGGTTCAACTGCGCGTTCAGCGTACCGATCTGATCGGTAGCAAGAAACCTCGCTTTGGATTTTGAAACATCATAGCGGCCCTGTATCTCTCTCGCAATATCCCGATTGGATTTGCCGTTGATGAATCCATCCAGAACGATGTCCTGCATCTCGTCCAGCGCTGTATCGCTGATACTCTTGATCTTGGAGACATTCTCTGCCGCCCAACGCTGGCACATTTGCTCGTAGCTGCCGCCCATGAAGTAATCCTGCCGGATGTTGATACCCAGCGTTTGCTTCACGACCTTGCGCCACTGTTCGAGGTTCCATGTGGAAGTGTCGGACGACAGGCGGTAGATTTCTTCCCGGACTGCATCATCGTCACCGCTCTCGACCAGATCGGCCCGGATGCGGTCAAAGATGCGCCGGATTCTGTCTGTGCCGCCGCTGTAGCTGTCCAGACGCAACGGGAATGTTGCGTCATGTTCCTGCTGCATGACGGTCAGCAGATCAGGCATGTAAGATTTTACGAGCTGCCGCATCTGCCTGAGATACTGCATCTCGCTCTGGCGCAACTTCACTTCCAGCCGCAGCGGGTGTGCGGCGGACTTGGCTATGCGCCGCCGATTCGGTGCCCACGCGGCTTTGTGAATGTTCGCGCTCATGTGTTACCCTCCGAGGTCTGCCCGGTAGATGCGAACAGAATTGAGGAACGGCTCAAATACCTTGCCGCCCGGCACATCCTGCGCAAGAATCTGGTCGATGGTGTAGAGGCTTTCCCCGATCATCTCCTGATTGTCCGCGCGGGGCATCCCGTCAAAGTGCTTGACCTTGTAAATCTGCACCGCCATTTTCTGGTCAGGCAGACCGGGCGCGTTGCCGAGATACTGCGTGGCCGTTGGCGTTATGGAAAATTCCTCTTGCGTCTCCCGCACCAGTGCTTGGCCCGGAGTCTCCCCGGACTCAATGTGACCACCCGGGCCGCAATAGCCCTGACCGTCTGCGCGGCGGGCGCACAGCAGTTTTCCGTCGATTACAACGAAGCCCGCCACATACCCGCTGTCGCCCTCGTCTGTTGCGAGTGTCGGCGCGGTCTGTGCGGCAGGCTTGATACTGTTGTTATAGTCGGCGGCCTCCTGCATGATCTGAACCTTCTGTTCCGGCGGCAGCCCCCAATCCTCCATCACATCCTGATCGTCCAGAATGTTCTCCGGGTCAAAGGCATCATCACCGGAAAGCGCCCGGCGCACCTCCTCCACCTCATAGATGCCCGCGGTAACATAGGCCGCGGCTGTCTGGGCTTTGAGGAGCTGCGTTTGCGCCTTGCTTTGATCCTGTGTTGCCTGTTCGTTGTCAGACTGGCTCCACGGGGAGTTAAGTTCCAAATTGTAATCGGGAATCTCGGTGATCTCCCGGTTCCAGATCATACCCCGGAAAACCAGCTCCACCACCTTGCGGGTGTTGTCCAGCACATCGTTGGTCTGAATTTCGCCGCAATAGTCGTAGTAGTTTTGCAGGTCAGACTCGCCCGTGCTGTTCATGCCGTCCGGCGACCTGCCAAACAGGCGCGTTTGCGGAATATGGGAAACCGCGGAAAGCATCGTGCAGGACGAATCTACAATGTCCTTTACGCCGCTCAACGTGAGGTTCTTAAAGTCGTAATCCTCGCCGTCCGCGTCGATCATAACGGAATTTAGGATGTTGCGTCCGAGGTCGATCAGCTCCATGCGGCGCATGACCTGCGCGTCGCCCTCCTCGGTCATGGTCAGGTTTGCAAGACCTTTCATCTTGTAAATCGCCATCGAGCAGCGCTCCAACAGGCGGGCCGCGTTGCCGTTGGAAACAACGGTGTTTTGCAGCTCGTCGCGGATGCGCAGATATTCCGGGATGCCCCATGTGCGGTACAGGCTGGATGCCATCGACCCCTCCGGGATTTCCCCGTTGGCGAACACGAGGCAGCGGCTTGCATGGACGCGGAACGTGCCGTAGATGCTGGACACTTGGTACAGATCAGGCCGCCCGGTGCTGCCCCTGCGGTAGTCAGGGCTGTCCGGGCGGTTTTCGTAGCCGTATAGCCAGATCGGCGTGACCTCGTTTCTGCCGTAAACCAGCATCTCCGAGACACCGTGAACGTCGTTCCAGTTTACCGGGCTTTCCAGCAGCCGCCCGTCGTCAATCAGCATGACGATCAAAGCGCCGCCAAACAAGCGGCTCCAACGCAGCGCCTTTGCAAAGCTGCTCTGATATTTCAGAGCGCTCATGTGGCGCTCAACCATTGTCTGGATGTCCTGATCTTTCAGGCCCAGCGTGAAGCCGTTGCGCATGGCATCGTTGGCCGGGGCATCAATGATAGAGGCGAACAGGCCGTTTCCAACATAGAGGTCGGCCAGTTCCGCATCCGATACCATAGAGCCAGCGGAATACTGATACTGCGTTGTGGAGTCGTGCTGTGTGCCGTATTTGGTCAGCACATTAAAATAGCCGTCCTCACGGAACTGATCGCGCTGCACCCGCGGCGTGGCGGGTGCGTTCTTAGGCTTTCTTTTGCTCATAGACTCTCCCTCCTTTCTCATTTGATAAGGCCGTTCAGAACGAACGTGTCGCCCTTATAGAAGCTAAGAGCGATTGCATCGACTTTATCCGGGCTTGGCAGCCCGCGCTTTTTCAGTGCGTCCTTGCTCTCCAAGATCAGCTTGGGCGGCGTTCCTGTAAACTGATATTTGCGGCTGGAAAGCTGCCCGACCAGATCGGCATCGTTCGGCAGATGCAGCGAGTCGGTGCGGGCCGCATCACGAATCAGGCTCCACATCCATGTTGCTATGTTGCCGAAATTCTTTGCCGCCTCCTTGTCGGGAACCTTGTCACCGAAGTTGACAGGCACGACGATCAGGCGCTTCAATTTCTGCTTGATGCGCTCCCGGTTCAGGATGTCCGTCACGCCGCCGCCAAGGCCCGTGTCGTCGATGTTGGCGTAGATTGGGCCGTGGTAGATCGGGTAGGCCTGAACCAGTCGTTTATACTCCGCGATGATGTCGTCCGCGGTGGAGTACAGGTCTTGCCCGTGGCGCGTTATCAGAGGCAGGATGTCGCCGTCGATGTTCGAGGCCAGAACTGTGCTGTCGTCGCCAAACCGGGCAACGTCAACGCCAATGGCAATGCGGATGATCGACTTCTCGTGATCCTCCGGCTCCGTCATTATTGCTTTTTCAGCCAGCGCAGACGGGAAGAACACATCGTCGCCCGCAACAGGAAATTCACCGTCCACGCGAACGCGGACTACGTTGCTGTCCTTGCCGTACTTTTCTTCAAGGGCCGCAATGTTCTCCTTGTTGGTGCGTGGACTGTTCCGGCTGTTGACATGCAGCACCTCGTAATGGTGAGCGTCCGACGTGTGCGACTCGTAGAACATTCCCGATGTTTTCGTCGGGTTTCCGCACATCAGCAATTTGTTGTTCAGGCCCGTCAGAGTACCGCGAATAGCCTCCATGATCGCATCAGGAACGCCGGAGGCCTCGTCAACGATAATCAGCATATTGTCGGCGTGGAAACCTTGGATGCTTTCAGGCCGTTTGCTGACCTTGGCGACGGCGAACCATTGCTTCTCATAGCCGATCATGTAGATGTAGGTCTTAGTCCATTGCAGCAGGTTTCGCAGTATAGGGCTGCGCTCCTGCCACTTGGCAACCTCGGCCCACAGAACATCGTTGACCTGCTGGCGGGTCGGCGCGGTGGCAACCACACGGGGATATGGAAAACAGGTCAGGAACCACAGCAGCGTTGCGGCCTCAAAACCCGTCTTACCAACGCCCTGCCCCGATCTGATCGTGACACGCGGATGATCTGCCAGCCTAGACGCGGCCTCGGCTTGCCAATCGTCTGGCTCAAATTCCAGAACCTCCCGGAAGAACAGTACCGGGTCTTTGCGATACCGTGGTATCTGCCGAAGGAAAAACTCTCGCTTACTGATCTTCGGCATCGGCAGCGATCACCCCCGCAATCCAATCATTTACGAGATCATCCTCGACCTCCTGTTCAGAGCGCGGCGGCGCTGTGCGAGTCTCCACATCGACGCGGGAATCACGTTCAAGCTTCGTGGCCTCGCGCAGCAGCGTTATCATGTCGCGCACTTGGATGTATTCCGGTTTCGTAGCGTTCAGCGCGGCAAGCGCTTTTTCCTGCATTTTCAGTGCGATGTTGATATGGCGTTTCGCCATTTTTTCAGCGTCGTTCTGTGCTTTCTTGTACGCCTGTCGCCGGAGGTCTGCCTCGTACTCGGCCACGCGATCAGGCCAGTGCCATGTAGACGACCAGCGGGCCATCAGCGTTGCACTCTTGCCTAACTGCTGCGCCACCGCCCGGATGGAGCGTTTTTCGCCCATGTCAAGGTATTTGCAAAACGCCTGATAGGCCTTTGCGCTCTCGCCGTCCTGACGTTCCCACGGCTTCGCGTCGCTGCTTTTCGGCATTTCACACCTACCTTTCCATCAAGGCAGATGCCATTACTTCACAGCAACCCAGCCGCAGAAATTCAGGCACCGCCAAAACATCTCGACTTTCCCAAAGCCCGCTGCGCGGAGCATATCTTCATTCCATGCCGGGGTGAGCGGTGACAGCACATTTTCAAGGCTGCGGCGCTTCGACATAATCTGATCTTCGCTGTACCCGTTCTGGCGCTTCATGTCGTAGTACAGCTTGACCATTTCATCGTCAAGGTCGGTTCCCGCGATCTTCTCCACAAACACAAAAGCCCCGCCGTCCGCGAGGCTGTCGTATGCAGTCTTAATGATGTTGAGACGATATGCGGTGGGCATAAATTGCAGCGACAGTACCGACAGAATCAGGCTTGCCGATCTTTTCGGCAGCGTGGTATTCCACATGTCGCCGCAGATCACATTGACGTGGCCCGCACAATCCGCGAACCTTTCCCTGCATGTCGCCGCCATCGCGGGCGCATTGTCGATCAGCAGGAAGCGGCAGGAATCGCCGTAGCGCCGGATGAACGGCTCCACCGCAAGGCCAGTCGAACAGCCGATGTCGATCACCGCTGTTCCGGCTCGGATGTAGTCGTTTCCAATTTCTTCTACGAGACTGCGCATAGAGCGATAGTCCGGGATGCTGCGTTCCAGCATATTTGCAAAGCATCCGGCGACCTCGCCGTCGAATACCCACTTACTGCCGGGATGCACGTTGTCGATCTTATCCATTTTCTTCACCACCTTTCGGAGGCAGCGTAATGCCGAGGCGGTGTTCAAATACTGCTCTCGCCCGATCAGACAGGCCAAGGCGGGAACCGTCCGGGTAAGGCAGTTCAAACTCGAAATCGAGGGCCGCCGCCAGCGTTGCGGGGTCGATGGTCGGCTTTGACACTTCCATGTACCAGAATTTGCTTATCATGTCGAGGCGGTCAACCTTATCAAAGCAAGGTGCGAAGATCTCTCGCATTTCCTCCTCGGTGTGACCTTTCTGAACTTTCGGGTTTCCGCTGATCTCGCCCAGCACGACGTTCGGCTCATAATCCAGATCGAATGTCAGCTTCTTTTCGTCTGTAACGACCTTGCGCTTGGTCTGCACAAACTGCGGGGCTTGGGAGCTTTGGCACCAACAGGCGGTCATACCGTCCGGGTAGCAAAGGGCCGACGCGATGATCGCAATGTTCTTTCTGTCCGCGATGAACGGTACGGAATTGAACACGCTGGAAATGAACACCGTGCTGTACGGCGTACCGCTCTCCACGTCGTCCAGAAACTCGTTTGCGATTTCCAGCACTTTTTCTTTATGGATTTTCCCGCCAAACGTGACGAAATACGGTTCAAAGGCGGCGCAATGCACCCCGGCCTTTCGCAGGGTGCGCGTATTATTCAGCTTTCCGGCCCCAAAATCCACCACGCTGCTGCCGTAGTGCTTTTTCCACGTTTCCAGAGCCTTGCCCTCCAACGTAAAGAAGTCGATGCCGCGGGCCTTGGGCCAAACACCCTTAAAGAATCCATCGCCAAACGCGCAGTTGCCGTTCTCGTCGGTTTCACGGGTGTTGCGCTCGCGCATGAACGAGTTGTAGCGCAGATCGTCGGCGTAGGTGGACTGCATGTCAAAATCCATGCTCAACAGGTTCAGCATGGCCGAGGCGAACTCTGCCTGTTCCGCGGTGACGGGAACCACCGTAATCACACGGCGTTTTGCGTCGGCTGCAATTTCAAGGCGACCAATGCCGTTAATGACATTTTCCTCCGGGTCGATCACAATCGGCATCAGGCCGACTTTGTTTTCCAGTGCCTTTGCAAGCTGCCGGATGTGAGGGTTAAATTTGCGGTGGTTCTTCTTTGCCAGCCGCACAACGTCCATGTGCTTGGCGCGATAGATGCACGGGAACGCTTCTTCACTGTTCGGGTCGATGTCCGGCAAGCTGTCAATCATGGAATCAATATCCATTTTGTATAATCTCGCCTTGATGATCTCGCAGGTGTCCTGCTTGGCAAGGTCGTTCGTGGCCCGGTTGAACATCAGGTTGACACCTTTGCGCGCTTTCAGGTCGCGGTTCTCAACGTAGACGACAGGAACCTTTTCAAAGCCGATGCGCTTTGCTACGAGGGTGCGCTGGTGTCCGCTAAGGATTTCGCCGTCCTCGGTGGCGTAGATCGGCAGCAAAAAGCCGAGCTTTCTCAATGACAGCTCGGCAAGGTGCAGGCGCTTTTCATCATTTTTTCGGGGGTTGTAGTCCGAGGCGTGGATGCTCTCGATGGGTACGAGCTTAATCATTTTTGAGAATCCTCCGTTTCATCTCGGCGGAGATGTCTTTCTCGGCAAAAATGCCGTCGTCGCGGATGCCGTTCAGCAGCTCGTCGTATTCGTCGGCGGTCAGCTTGATCTTGATCTGGCCGATCTTGGCAGATGTACCGTAAGCCTCCGGCTCCTCGGTGTCGTCCTCCAATTCATCCTCGGCAGCTTCTTCCAACTCGTCGAGGGTGTCCGGCTCCTCGGTGTCGTCCTCCAATTCGTCGAGGTCGTCGCCGTCGGTGGCGGTGGCCTCCTCAATGGCACGGTAGGACTTTACTTCATCCAGATCAAAGCCTGTCTCAAAATCGAGAACGGCATCATCGCGCAGCAGTTCCCCGGTCTTTTCGGTATCCCAGCGACCCTTGATCTTGTTCAGGGCCAGACACAGCTCTTTTTCTTTCAGCTCGTCCGGCTGCTCGATCACGACGCAGGTTTCCTCCTCAACGCCCATATCCCGCATAACGGTCAATCGCTGATTGCCGCCGACGCAGTGCATATTGCAGAGGTTGACGACCAGCGGCTCCACCAGCTCGTGCTGTTCGAGGCTGCGTTTCAGCGCGTCGTACTCCGGCGTGTCGCGCTCGATCTGGACACGGGGATTGTAGGGAGGATGCACAAGGTCTGCCAGCTTCAAGGTCTGGTATCTGATCTGGTATTTCATGCGCGGAACAGCCTCCTCTTGATTTCTTCCTCGACGAGCTGACGGGTGAATCCGACCTTTTCGCGGACATCCGCGATCATGCCGTCAAATTCGTCCTGCGTCAGCTTGAATTTGAAAACTCCTACATAGCACTTGATCTCGTCGGAGTCGTCGGCCTTGCGCTCGTTGGCCTCGATGTCGGCATCTTCTTCCTCGTCGATTTCCTGCCCGATCTCGCCGATCAGGTCGTCAATCTCCCGGTCAGTAAAGCCCGTGGACAGAGTGTCGGCCCCGGCATCGCGCAGCTCGTTCATGATGTCGTACAGGATGCCGTAATCCCATTCGCCATCGAGCTTATTCAGGGCCAGACACAGCGCCTTGGCGTGGGCCTCGTCCAGATCAACGACGACAGCCTCCGTCTCCGTTTCCCCTGCGGCTTTCAGCACGTTCAACCTCTGGTGGCCGCCGATCAGGTAGCCGTCGCGGATGTTGACGATCAGGGGCTGCACGAGGCCGTGCTGCTCGATGCTGGCGGTCAGTGCCTTAAACTCCCGGTCTTTGGCGGTCAGCTCTACGCGGGGGTTATACGGTGCAGGTTTGATGTCGTCCAGCCTGAACACCTGCGTTTTGATAGGTTCCACTGTTTTCACTCCTTGGGTTTTGATATGCAAACCAAAAGGGCCACGGCTTTTGACCGTGGCCCTTTTGGTACTGTGATAGGAGAAAATATGGCAGAGAGAGAATGTCAGATCAGCAGAACGCAAGCTGTTCAGCCTGCGGTTCCTGTGGCACCTTTTTAACCTCGACCAGCCCGTCCCTGATGAATGTCTCATAGGGGGCCGCGCAGATGCCATGACGCGCGTACATCGCGCGGGTTCTCGGATTGCTCTCCACAGCGTAATACTGCTCCGGCGCTTCGCCGTGCTTCGGGAACACGAACCGACGCAGGGCCGATTCCTTGAAGATGGGCGGCTGCGCGTCGATGTCGTTGAAATACCACTCCTGCGGTTTCCAGCCCGTCTTTCGATACAGGTTTTCCATCGTTTCCTGCATCTGGTAATCCGGGCGGGCGGTGACGATAATCACATAGTCGTCCCTGATTTTCTCGATCAGGTCGGTGCGGTACTCCTCAGCCCTCATGCGGGCGCTGAACGGACGAATCAGGCGGGTTTCCCGCTGATTGCCGACGAGAGTGTAGTTCAAATCCAATAAGCAAATCTTTTTCATAGTTGAGCGCTCCTTTTTATATATGGGTATTTCCCATATCATATTATACCACATTTCCGCTGCATGTTCAATATATTTTAACGATGCAGCGAATCTTTTTTGTGTTTTCAGGCGCTCGTAAGATGAATTTTTGCTTGCCACAATTTTTCACTGTAAAAAAGTATATCACAGTAAATTTCATAAGTCTATTGCATCTTTTTTGCGCCGGAAAATTGCAATTTCTTTGGCTTTATTTCGAGGCGGCAGCGCCGTACAGCCAGACGGAGAGCTTCTGCACCAGCCGTTTGCGGTTACGCCACGCCGTGGATACATCGCAGTTTAGGTAGGCGGCTACCTGATCGTCCGACAGGCCCTCCATGTATTTGCCGGAGACTGCTTTGTAGTAGAAGTCACCCGCGATCTTTGCAAGGGCATTGTCCATCGTCTCTACCTCGTACTCGTCCGCCGCGATGGTAGCCTCCATGTCGCAGACGACGGCCTCCTGAATCTCGTCCGGGGTCAGCCGCACCCCCGTTTTCATAAATCGCCCGATGCCCTTGCTGCGCTGGGCCGGGCCGTACTTTTTGATTTCTTCCAGCCGTCCCTTATCCTCTGCAATCTTGGCCCGCAGCGTTTCCAGCGCATAGAGTCTGCGCTCGGTAGCCTTGTAAAAATCCTTGGCCGAAGTGTCGGCGGCTGCCTTACCAGCAAGAACCGCCTGTTGAATCATGGTCTCGATCTCCTGTTTTGTAATCTGCATTTGCAATGCCGCCTCTCTTATGTTATAATAGCATCGTCCGCTATGCTGTTCACTCTTAGGAGTGGGCGGCATTTTTTATTGCTGCTTTTCCTGCTGCGTGACTTTCTTTACCCCGGTGATCTTGTCAAGCGCTCGTTGCATCTGGTTGATCTTCTCCCGAAACACAGCCGGGTCTTGCATCGCCATCATAATGCAATTTCCATGCACCAAGGTGTCGAGGCGTTCGTACTTAGCTTTCCAAAAATCAGCCTCTTTCAGCGCCCAGCTCAAACGGCTGCTGGCGCTGCGCAGATCGCTTTCAAGTTCTGTTATCTTCGCAACACGCATCAAGCCCGCCGCAAAGAAGCCCACACAGCCGCCGATCAGCAGCCCCAAGTATAAGTAGATCATTTCGGTTTTCCTCCCTCCAATTTACGATACTCCTGCAAGCACCGGGCCTTGCACCTGCCGTTCTCTGCGCAGCGGCGGCAGTATTCCAGCACCCTGTACCGAGATTCCGTGTGAAGATCGCCCGCGGTAAACCAGCACCTCGCCAGTGGCTCCCTTGCAAGCTGAATAGCCGGGTAGGAGTCATAGGCCCCTGTGGCCGGGTCGCCGCCTTTCGCCTTGTAAATCTCGTGTCGCAGAACGCTCCATAGATCCCCCGCAATGTCCGCATCCTCGCCGCGGTCTGCACACTCTGCGCCGTCAAGAGCCACCCGCCTGATCCGCTCGAACAGCTCGGTAATTTCATCCCGACGCTGCATATACGCCTTGAATTTCTCGCCGCACTGCGGGTCGCTTTGATCGTACTGGAAGTTGCGGCGGGCCAGCACGTCGGCCAGATCGGAAAACTGGTACATACGCAGCCGCATATATTCCTCCACGGCCTCGCTGATAATCTGCGCTTGCTGCAAACTCATATCAAGGTGAATCCTGATCTCCTGCTTTTTCTTCTTCATGCCGCGCCTCACATGTCAATTTTGAAAAGCTCGGCAGCGATTATTGCGATTTTCCAGATCGCAAGCCCGGTGAAGATCAGCGCCGCCGCAATAATCAGCAGAGCCGCCGCGCCGAACAGCACATTGCCCAGCAGTGCCAGTAGCAGTTTCAGGCCCTTGATGAAATCATCCATCTTTCTACCTCCCCGTGCTGCCGAAGCCGCCGTTGCCGCGCTGTGTGTCGGAGAGCTGCTGCACCTGCACGATTGCCGGATGCTGCACGGGCAGGATCAGAATCTGTGCGATGCGCTGACCCTTGCTGATGCAAACTGGGGTAATGTCAAGCGCAGCCGTTGGCTTTGTGACGAAATCCTCGCCCGCTTCTCCGCGTGTGACGATGTAGCTTGGCCGATTGTACAGAGGAACCATCAACTCGCCGCGGTAGTCGCTGTCGATCACAGCCACGCCGTTTGCCAGCATCAGCGGCCCGCTGGTGGAGATGCCGGAGCGGATGTGCAAGGCCCCGTAGTAGCCCGCCGGAATTTCAAAGGCGAGGCCCGTTCTGACTTTTACTGTCTGACCCGGTATAATCGTCACGTCCTCTGCCGCGTACAGGTCGAGGCCCGCGGCCCCCGGCGTACCGTAGGTGGGTAGCTCTGCCTCCGGCAGCAGCTTTAATACTTTCAGTTTTTCAACGCTCATACTCTTTTGTCCTTTCCGTCAAAAATTACTACCATGCTGGGAAACGGTGCTGCATTTTGGCAGCCTCCGAATTTCAGGCGTCCTTTTATGAATCTGATCTGCGATTTTCCGTAGATGTAATCGTGAAACCATTTTGTATCTGTTCGCGCTGGCAGTAGCATTACGACAAATCCCCCCCCCGCAGCCGTTTCGTATGCCTTTTTCACCCAGCGCCCGATCTCCCGGCCATAGGGTGGATTGCACCACACGCGCCCGGGCCACGGCTGCGAGAGGCCGTCTTGCTGCGGCGTGTAATAGGTTGCACACTTTGCGTTCTCGCGCACAGCACAGGCATCAAGGGTAAACCCAAACTCCGAATCCAGCATATCGAAAAAATCCTGCGGTGTGGCCCACATATCCGTTTTGCTGGAAAACATGATCTCTGTGTTCATAGCTCGATGTCTACCTCCTCTTTGTCTAGGCCCTGCGCTACATAGTTGCCGTAACTCATGTTGAGCATATAGGCTTCCAGCGCACACCTTGACAGACTTTTTTTCTTGTGGATTTTCTTCCTTTTTGGGCGTTCCGGCTTAGGCTTATCATTTTTGTGCTTTTCGTAGTAAGCTCTGGAAATCTCATTTGCCCGCTCTTTCATACAGCGTGGGCAGTACCTTTTGCTGGGGTAAACATTGTGCATCTCCTCGCCGCATTGCGCACATCTCTTTGTCACAAGGGCCATCTTCTTACTGATTTCCTCCTTTGTACTTTTTGTTGCGATTTTTTACTTGCTGCCCATGGGTCAAGTTCATGCTGTCGATGGACGAAAAGAATTTACGCTCGTATTCCCGGATGGCCTGAACCTCGCATCGGAAAATTTTATAGTCGGCACACTCGCTGTGGCAGCCATCAGATCGTTTCTTACACTTCCAGCACGGCGTGTTATTCATTCTCCTGTTTCCCCCTCCGCTGGCTGATGGAGCCAATCAAGCCAGCAAGCTTTACAATTGCCAGACATCTTTATGCAGTCTCCATTGACAGGGCATCCCCTGCACTTCATAATCATTCTCCTTTCCACGGCTCTGTTGCTTCAAAAAACCGTAACACCATATTTTCGATAGTCTGGTCTCTTGAAGTGATCGTGTTGCAATTTAGAGCGCACTCTGGACAAATAAGCGTACCGCCTCCGCTTTTCCATGAATAAGTGGTTTTAATGAAATTATCCCATCTGACGCGCTTTCGTTTACCGCATCGTGAGCAAGATATTTCAAATTGCCTCATAATCATTCTCCTTCCGGCGGCTGTGGCATCCTGTCCTTAACGTCTCTCTTTTCTCTATGGACTAAGCCGTGTTTTTCCTCCTGATATTCGTTCCATCGTTTTATCGCTTCTTGAGGATTTCGGCATTTTGAATAATTAAATGCCAAATCGCATGAATTCGGCCTGTCTGGATTGTCACATCTTACAGCGAACATAGGCCCGCCGCTGCTCCAATGCTCAAGAACAGGTTTTACCCCGCAGGTTTTGCACGGTTTTAACCGTTTGTCGTGATATGTTGTCATCTCTATCGCTCCTTCGGCGGCTGTGACAAAAATGTCCGCATCCGATCTAAACGAAATCAAATTCAACTTTATGCCTTCAAAAACAAGAATTTGTTTCTAAAACCAGCTCCATAAACCAGTGATTTCAAAAATGAGTTCGAGTTCTAAGTTGAATTTCCACTAATAGCAGGTTTTACAGGTAACCTGGCACATATTGATTCCGATGTTGCTCATTTTGATGCACTCTTTCCGGATTTCAGGCGGCGCAGCTCTTTTCCCTGCCGCTTGATGATCTTCGCCATTTTGGCGTATTGTACCCCGTGTGCGCAGGTGTCGCACTGGCCGCGGGCCGGGCAATCCGCTTTGTGCGGGCAATGTTCACTTGTTTTCATCGGTCAGCACCTCGAAGCGCCTTTCCTGCGTTGCATCCGGGTATTTCTGCTTATCCACGGGCGACAGGAACATTTCAAGGGGCCGCGCCCACTGTTTTGCAGGGTCACCAACCCTGTGATAAATCACCATCAGCTCCGCCGACTCGCTATGTACCGCGATGCCGTCCACAACATAGGTTGCACCCTTGAAGTGCCTGTACACATTGCCGAGCATAGCCCGTCTGTAAGATCTTGCCGCGCTCTGTGCGGTTTCACGTTCAGTCATTATTTCACCATCCTTGCAATCGCTGTCATCTTCATCATCAAAATCATCAAAAAGTCCGCTGCCATCTTCCCAGAGTTTACATTTTCCATCTGCACGCTGGAACCTCTGGAACTCATACATCTTGCTTTCCGGGTTTATGCACCGCATTGCTTTCCAGTATTTGCACCTGCCACAGCGCGGATGGTCATTTATCAGCATGTCCTTTTCCCCAAATCATCAATCAATTTTCCACCAACTCCGGGCCCGTACAGATCTTTTAACTGCGTCACAATCGAGTGCGCCATCAGTGACGTGCTTTTTTCGTATTCGGGCCTGTTGCTGATGTTGTAGATACAGCAGATCACACGGTAGCAGACATCGACGTTGCGTGGCTTTCCGGCAATTTTGCTTTTCGCATCCACAAACATATCTTCGGCCCATCGTCTGTTACCGCAACAAGTGGCTGCCATAATGATTTTAATAGCTCTCTTTTTTGTCATAGTGGCCACATTCTTCTTTTTCAAGTAAGGCCGCGCCCATTTCACAAAAGCCTTTCGATTTTTCATTACATTTCCTCCAATCGTGTGTCAATATGACCAAAGCCACAAAGAACCGTTTTTTTCTTCGGGTTGATGGTTGGCGCATCCTCAATCAGACCGCGCACATATTCGACACCAGCTTTATATGCTTGATATTCGCTGCCGTCGTAGGCGCAGCCGCTCATGTCTACCGAACGCAATATGCCGTTCGCGTCAACGGGCCGCACGGATTTTCTCGGCTGGCTTGCGCCGGGGATGGGGCAACCTACCATCGTATTCATTTTGATGCCTCCTGACTCCAATTTTCGATCTTCTGTACTTCAAGAATTTGCAGGATGTAGTAGTCTTTATATGGCTCTGCACCCCATTCCTGCACCCCCTTGCCAAAAGCCAGATGTACCCGCAAGGTTGCTGTTGGCGCTTTCGAGTTATACCCGGCGCGGATTTTAACCTCGAAAATTTCCTTGTATTGCTTGTAGTAAAGGGTTCTGGCCGAGTCGATGCGTTTTCGCCAATACTCCGTGACCTCGCGGTACTCCTCCCGCTTCTCGCCCCGGCAGATCATGTCGAACCATTCCTGTTTGATGGGCAGGGTCAGCATCCTTTATCCCTCACTTTCTCAAAATAAAATTTGATCTCCTTGGGATTTTCCAGTACATTGCCGTAAATCACGCCGATCTTGTATATGTAGTTCTTGCGCAGCTTGGCCGGGATGGATGCGATGTACTGTCTGAACACATCAAGACTGTGCGCTCTCTTGTAATGGTTGCACATCCGGCAGCTCGGCATCAGGTTCTCGATGTCGTCCGTACCGCAATCCTGCGCGTTCCACGCGCGTTGCGGCTTAAAGTGGTCAACCTGCATATCCTCGTAACGGATTTCACGACCACAGTAGGCACAGTGGCCGTCGTATTTTTCATACACAGCAAGGCGAGTCTTTTTGCTGATCGCCATTATTCCACCTCCGTATCCGCCTGGGCAATGGATTCTTTTTTCTGCCAATAGCAGCAACCGTCATCGCCGTCCGTGAAGTCGGCACAATAGGGGCTTGCGCCGCAAAAGCATACGCCGTTGAAATCCTCCCAATACAGGCAAGTTTCACAGCGCAGGCGTTCGGCAGGGCGCTTGTTCTTTCCGTTTTCCATCTTTGCATGTTCCCGATCATCGGGGGTCAAATCGTTAAAGGCCATGATCCTGTCTCCTTTTTCTGAATTGTGCCGCGCATAACAACTCACGTTGCCTCTTTTTCACCATCCGGCTGAATGTCCGGCGCATATACGCAATCCTGCGCGGCCTGATCGCATAGAGTCTCGGCCAGCATGGGGATGCAGCAGCAGCGGCCCCATTCGCTCCACCATGCGCAGCGTTCTCTCATGCACAGGCCGAACCCGCGTCTGGACATGATCGGGCAAAACTTAGTAAGGTCCATTTCTCACGCCTCGCATTTCCAGCACTGCGCGTTGCAGCTTGTTCAGGTTGCAGTCCATCTCGCTCACAAACCTGCGGCACAGCTTAGGGTTCACGGCGTTGCCCAGCTCGCAGTAGATAAACTCCATCGACTCCCGGCTGAACGACATGCCGCATACCTTGTTGATGCCGTGCAGGTGGTAATTCTGGCTTCGGTTGCTGCCACCCTTGAACGCCTCACGGCTGAGATATTCGATCACCCGCGCCCGCAACTCGTCGATGGTCTGCACCCCATCCAGCGGAACCCATGTGTTTCTAAGCGGATAGACGACCAACTCCAACCGCATATTGATGAAGCATTTCGGGAACGCTTCTTCCAGCATCGACCTGATCTTCGGGTCGAGAATCAAATTATCCATTGTTTTCACCCTTTCTGGGAATCTTAATCATTACGGCATCGTGAATAGCGCCGCCCGCATCCGCAAGGCTCAAAATCTCCATTGCTACACTGCGCAGCATGTCTTTTCGCATTTTTGCATCGCCATCTTCGGCGCAAAACTGTGTAACAATGGCATCCATACCGCCGCACAGCATGTGCAGAATGTCGTCCAGAGAGCCGCCCGCTTCGATGTCGAAGCAAGACGGTTCGCCGTCGTTGCTCTCACGGATGCGAATATTGATAAATTTAGTTTTCATTGCCATTGCAAATTTCCTCCTTGTAGGGCGATTTCATGTAGAGTACGCCATCCACAGGCCGCCAGATGTGCAAGCAGTTTTGGGCGATGTTTACATAGCTGCTTTTCTTGGGGTGGAACTGAACGCATTCCTCCTCCGGCTCAAAGAACATATCCTTGACCGCGCACATTTTCTCCCATGTAGGCAGCTTGTCGCTGTGTGGGCGGCACACGCTGACATGTTCCCACGCCTCGCCGCCTCCCTCGTCCACGCTGGCGATCACATCGAACGATCTGCCGCCGATGTAAACCCGAAACGCACCGCTATGCTCCGTCAAGGGGTAAATCTGGTTGACGCGGCTGCCCTTGATCTGGAACCTTTTAAGCTCCAACAGATTTTTCATGCTTGGCCCTCCACTCTTTCATTTTCTGCTCGGCCCAGCCGATGTGTGCAAACACGCTCCATGTGCATGTTTTGCCATGCTCACGCAGTACCCAGAGCGAGCATTTCGGGTTACAACTGCCATGCTCCGCGCACATCTGGCAGCGGGTCTGTTCGATCTCTCTATTGTTCAATTCATACCTCCGAAAATTTGTTTCTGTACCTCCCGGCAACGGCGCTGCATTTCCTTTTCGGAGAGCAGCGGGCAAACCTGCTTTTTGCTGTTGCGGCGGGCCATCTCGTTGAACACCTGCGTTTTGATCTGCCGCGCGGCCTCCTGCTGTTCTGATGCCAGCGTAAAGGTCAGCTCTCCGTAGTTGTCCGGCACGACCACGATCTCCTCTTGCAAGGCCCGCGCAATGCACTGGCGCAGCTTTTCGTAGGCCCAGCTTTCATCTTCCGCATACCAGACAACAAACTGACGGTAATTTTCCTGTGTGTTCTTGTACAGGCGGGCAAGGCGATCTTTTCCGTAACCGTAGGTTTTGTGCATCGCCTTGGCAAGCACAAGCCAACCGAATGTAGCCGCCGCGTCCTTTTCCATCTGGTCTTTTAACTCCTGATGCTTCTTGGGCCGCTTGACGTAAGGCACATGAAACGAGATTTCGCAGATGCCGTGCATTTCGCGTTGCAGCCTCCTGCTTGCCTCGGCCATGCCTAGCTCCACGATCTGCAAGGCCGCTGCGTTCTCGGCATCCATGATGCCCTGCGTCAGCTTATTCAGGCGGTCTTTTCCGATGCCATCCTCCTGATGCAGCGCAATGATGCCGCACCACATCGTCACTTGACTGGCCGTGCTGCGTAGCTTATCTATGTGCATCCACATTTCTGCATCCGTCATTTTGCATTCCCCCTTTTTGGCGGGTAAACTCGCCCGTCCATGTAGCATTTATACCCGGCTGCCCTCATAGCCAGAATTTCTTTTTCCGTCGGCAGACAGCTTTCATATTCCGTGTGAAACATCCTGCGGCCTGCCGCGTCGTAAACCTCAAATTTCACAGGCTGCACCCGATCATTCGTCATAGTAGCCGTCCAGAAACATCAAAGCCCCCGGAGCGCGGAACCTGATCTCGTAGGCTTTTAAGTCCTGCGGCGTGACAAATTTCCTGCCGAACACCGTTTTCATCTCCTGCCAGTCCGGCCACGGGATGCGATAAAACTGCACCCCGCCGAAGCAGCAGATCACGAACGAAACCGCGCCAAACTCCTGCGCCCGCCGGAGCCGGGCCTGTTGGTTTGGGGTCACGCGCTCGAATTTCATGCGGCCCGTATCGGTGAATTTTGCTTCAAACTCCACTGCCTGGCCGCCGCGCAGAAAACCTTTGTAGTCCACCTGCGCAGCCTCGTTATGGACGGCCACGAAGTAACCCGACTTGCCCTTGATCGGCTTTATCAGGCGCACAGGCTCCGGCGTTTTCTCGATGTCAGCTACGCCGCGCACACGGTAGAAATCGCAAGCCTGATTGATGATGTCCTCGAAGAACGCGCCGTTCACCTTGTTTTTTAGTCCTGCGACTTTGCGATCAACCATTTTGCTCTCCTTTCCGCGTCCAGCACACGCGCAAACACCGTGCGGTTCCACTCGCGCATCATCTCAACAGCGAACGGCACAGGGGTAACAACATACCTCGGTGTGATAACGCGCCCGAAAACGGCCCTCTCTGCCGCTCTCACGCCGTAGTGGCAAGCCGGGTTCGGATGCACCCGGTATACCGTCTTGCCAATGGGAACCGGGATTCTGACGTGCAGATCATCCTCCGGCATTTCCAGAACGCGCATCCTGTGCGCTCTTTTCCTGCGCATCACAGCAGCCCCTTGCCTTGCAAGATTTTTCTGATCTTGCGGATGGTGATGTCGCTGACGCGATCTCCGTTTTCATCCCGCACTGCGATAGCGTCCAGCGCCTCGTTGATAACGGCGCGTCGCTGATCGGCGCTGACCTTCGCGCTGCTTTCCAACCGTTCCACAATCTGCTGATCGGTCATTTTGCGGATTTTGACGGCCTGTTGATGAATCGCCTTTTCATCCGGCGTTTTCTGCCAGTTTTTCTTTTTCAATCTCGATCTTCCCTCCAATACTCGATGTAGTAGGTGTAGCGTGAATTTTTGGTTTTCTGCTCCTTGCTGATTCTTACGGTGTAGCCGTTCTTGGCGAGGATTGTAACCAGTGCATCACGGTCTGCGGGTGCCTCGCAGTAGATTTTATAGCGCATTTACTGCACCCCGTTTACAGCAGTTCAGGCGGGTATTCCTGAATCAGATCGTCGCCCCACACTGCTTTGAGGTTGCCTTTCATGAACAGCGGGATATTGCGCTCCCGCGCATAGTTGACAAGACGCTCCACCCACTCGCGCCGCGGCTGATGATCTTTGCTGCCCGGGCCTGTCATTGCACCCACGATCAGCCAGTCAGGGTAGTAGCCGCCGTTTTCAAGCCAGATCGTCACATCATCCAGCAGCGGCTCGATGCTTAGGAACGTGTGCCATGCTTTCGGCATCGACCACTCCCCGCACCATTGCCATGCAGTGCCACCCTTTGTAACCGTAGTGCCGTACCAGAAATTTTTATCCCCGGGCAGTTTCCCGCAACGGGCCAGATCGTAGTATCGCTTCGGATTTTTGGTTAGGAACAGGTACTTGTGCTGCGGGGCCGCCTTGGCCGCCTCGAACACCTGTTCAATCCATTCATCCGGCACCCACACACCGAACAGGTCGCCCATGCTGGAAACGAAAATGCGGGACGGAATCTTCCGCTTGGCCGGATAGTCCAGCGTGTAGGTGCTTATCATCGGCTCGAAACCTTTCGGATAGGGCGTGGAGCGCACATAGTCTCCGCGCTCGTCCAACAGCCGCGCCGGGTGGTCGATCTGGTAGCAGGACAGGCCGTCCAACTTCTTGATCGGTTCCGATGGGCGCTCACAGGCATGTGGCGCAAACCTGCTGATGAAGCGGCGGGCGTAGCAGTATTCGCAGTCGTGCAAGCATCCCGTGACCGGGTTCCATGTGTGGGTTGCCCAATCTATCTTAGTCTTGTGAAGATTCATTTTTTATCTCCTCGATGTACTCCATATCAAAGAGGCTGCACTGATTCTTGGCGGCCTCATGCGCCTCCGCGGCGCGTTTGCGTTTCAGCTTACAAGCCGGGCCGCAGCCCTCCCGGATGGACTTGTCGCTCGTCAACAGGCCACCGCACACAGAGCAGCGGCGGGCCGGGATTTTGAAAATTTCGTTGCTCTGATTGTCCATGCCTTACGCCTCCAACTTTTCCCTCACATCAAAATTTCTGCCGTCGTAAAGACCCTCTCCGTGCCGTGCGGCCATGTCCGACATTGCGACGTAGCCTATGCCGTCCAGCGTGGGGGTGAAATCAGCTTTCAACGTGCCGTAATCTTTCAAGGAATCCTTGACCTTCTGCGGCGTTTTCAGAACCAGCGCATATACCGCCTGCTGGCGGCTCTGCTTGTCGAATTTTTCGTCCAGCCCTGATGTGAAGCCCTCCCCGTATGCGTTGCAGATCGCCAACTTTTCCTTGGGTGAGTAGGGGTAGTTATCGCTCCACTGACGCATTTTGTTTTTGCCTCGAACAAACTCCACAGCGAACAGCAGGACGCGCTCACAAATTTCTACGTCGCTCTTAAAGCCGTTCAGCTGCACCGTGTAGGTCTGCTTGCCCTTGTAGTGGCAAACCGACGCCATACAGCAGTAGTTTTCTGCGATCACCACGGCCAGATTGCCGATCCAGCCGTCGCGGCGCTTGGAGAATGTGACCGAGGTGCGCTTGTGCAGTATCTCTTTGTCCTCCGGCTCCTCCAAATCGGCCTCTCCGATCTTATGCTCTGCCATCAGTTGCCGCGCTTTCAGCAGCGCCGCTTGCGCCTCGTTCTCGTTAGGGCTTTCGGCCAGCGCCAGCAGCTTTTTGATTTTATCCTTGTAGTCCATTTTTCTTTGCCCTCAATCCATCATACCTGTAGGCATCCTCCACAGTCTGAATGCCCCTCTCATGGAAATTGCGATATATACCGTCGATATAGCCCCAATTCAGGCTACCGTTGGTGCGGGCCACGCCAAACGCATAGGCCAGCAGCTCCTTGCGGCGCTCCGGGAACTCAATTTTGCGGTCTGCACCCTGTCCGATCTGCTCCATGCAGTACAGGAACACACGGCGCTCGTCGTCCGCACTGGGCCGCTTGTCCGGCAAAAATTCCTGATAGAGCAGTGACGCGATTTTGTGCAGCTCGGCCTCGGTGTCCTCGGTAAACCCGAAGTAGCACCGAATGTCGTTGCTGCCGCCGTCCACTTCCAGAAACTCGGTATCTGTCGGCTCCTCCGGCAGCGGTTCCGGCTCCACAGGCTCGACGCTGATCTGTGAGATCAGCTTGTAGGTGCTTGGACATTTCTTACTTCCCGGCTTAAATTCCAGAAACCCCGCCTCGATCAGCGCCCGCCGTGCCTCTATGACGGTGTGCTTTGACGAACCAACCATCAGCTCCGACAGGCGGGCCGTGTCCAGTTGAAACGTCTCCGGCCAGCGTAGCCCGTTGCAGAACTGCATCAGCTTGTACCACATCAACTGCGCCGCAATCGGGAGAGGGCTTTCTCTCATTTTTCGCTCGAAAGCATTTATTTCAAGCAGATAATTCATCAGCCCTCCCCCTGTATCTGCGGCGCTGTGTTACTCCATATAGGCGGTGCTGCCGTTCTCCCCCGCCTCCACAGTGATTGTCTGCGGGAAACGCGCTTTCATGGTTGGGTCGTGGCTGATCGCCAAAATTCGCATATTGGGATTGCGCTGTGCCATGTTGAGCAGCGCGTCCGCGTATGCCTCGGTTCCGGCAGCGTCGAGGAACGGCGGTTCGTCGATGTGCAGCATACCGATCTGCACCCCGGCGCGGTGCGCCTTGACATCTGCCAGCCCCAGCGTGACGGCCAGCGCGATTTTTACCTTTTCGCCGCCGCTGTGACTCTGGTACGGGCGATGCCCGCCGTTGATTGAGGAAATCCAGACCTCCAACGAATTGACGATCTGCTTTGTGGATTTCAGCTCACGCTCGGTGCGGATGTCTACCGCCATCCTGCCGCCCGTCATGGCCGCCAGAATATCATTGCTGCGCCGCATGATCTCCGGCACAACGCCGCGCACAATCATGTACTGGATGCCGTCAAGGCTGAACGCCTGTGTAAGCACCCGATAATCGTCCAGCAGCTTTGCGGTCTTTTTGATCGTCTCGCGCAGGTCGGCGGCCTTTTCCTCCGCATCCGCGATGCGTTCCAGCTTGGCCGAGATGGACCCGAGGCTGATCGTGGCGAGGCGCTGAACCTGTGCCGCATTATTGCGGCCACGTTCAAGATCACTGGTATCATCCAGACCCGGCAAGCTCTGCATCAGGCTGTTTTTTTCTTCCAGTAGCCGATCTTTACGACGGGCCAGATCGAGAACCTCCTGCTGCAAGCGGTTGGCATCTGCTTTCATGGCTGCGCCCTTTTCGCGGGCCTCCACAGCCTCCGGCAGCTTGGCCGCCAGCATCTCGGTCTGCTTGATCTTGCCTTGCAGAGCTTTCAGTTCTTCCATTGCACCGGAAAGACTCTCTATAACTGCGCTGATTTCATTCATGCGCTTTCTGTCTGCAAAGGTTTCGTTGACGATTTCCGCCTGTCTCTGGGCAATCTCTTTGAGCTGCTGTTGCGCAGCCTCCACCGCCTCCATGCGAATCATGGAAGAATACAGGGCGCTACGGCGCAATTCCAGTGCGCCACGCTCATTGCGAGGATTGTTCAGCGCATCCAGCGCTGCTTGCGTTTCGTTCACAATCACGCGGCGGCTCTTGATCGCTGTGTCGTTCTGGGATTTCCGCACCTGCAACTGGTATTCCAGATCGCCGATCTGGCGGGCCGCTTCCGTGGCAGAGGCCAGAAAAACACAGGTTGCCTCCCCCTCCATGGGGCATTTTGCCAGTTCAAGCCGCTTGGCCGCATTGCGGGCATCGTCAATCTTTCGCTGAATTGCTTCTTCCTTTTCCTTAGCGTCGTAGATCGCTTCCGTCAGCTTCATCTTGGCGGTTTCAACCTGCTTTGCCAGTTCGTCGGCCCGCTGGATTTTGACATCCAGCTCCGCGCACCGCTGGGCGATCTGCGCCAGCTCGGCCTCGTCAGCCTTTGCCTGATCTTTCATAGCAACGATCTGTTCTGCCTTTTGCCGCTGTTCGTTCAACTGAGGATGCAAGGCTACGCGCTGTTCGGCCCGTTTGCTGAGCTGATCGCTTTCCGCAAGCAGTGCCTTGCAACGTTCGTCGGCGGGAATCAGCTCACGCTCCCGGTCACGCAGCGCGGGCAGGGCCTCCGAAGCCTCCCGCGCCAGCTTTTCGCCGCTGGCCGCCTGATGGGCTGCCGGAATCTTGACGGTGAGGAGATTCTGCACCGTTGCACTCTTGGCGGCGATTTGATCGTCACACTCGGAGATTTCCACCCCGCGGCTGGTGATCTGTTGCATGATCGTATCGTAGGCGGCCTGTTTTGCCTTGGCGGCAGCGATCAGTTTGTCCGCGGACGCGATCTGCTGTTCAGCCTCTGCAATCTTGGCTTTCGCAGCATCCTGCGCAGATTGCAACTCCTCTTTGTGGGCGATCTCGTCCGTGTAGACGGTCAGCATGTCTTTAGCGGAGGCAATCGTGCGGCGCTGTTCCTTGCTTTCCGCGGCGGTGATCTCGGCCATGCGGTTATAGAGGTCAAGGCCCAACAGGGCACTCAAAACCTCCATGCGGCGGTCAGAATCCGCATCCAGAAACAGGCCGTAGGCATCCTGCCGAATCAGCGCGATGGAGCAGAACGTATTGCAGTCCATGCCCAGCAGCCGCTCGATCTTGGTCTGCGTCAGGCGCATAGTGGTGTCGGAGCCGTCGGCCCACCCCTGATTTTCCGCATTGAAGCATTGCAGGGCCAGTGTGCCGCGGCCAGACGCGGTGCGGGTGCGCACGACGCGGTATTTCTTTTCGCCCATTGCAAAGGTGAAGATGATCGAACCGCTCTTTGTACCCTCGCGCACCCAGCCGCCGATGTCCTCCTTGCGGGTCTGCTCGTACAGGCAGTCGGCAATCGCGTCCATAAACAGCGAGGATTTGCCCACGCCGTTCGCTCCGTTGACCATCGCCATGTGAACAGGCTCGAAGCTGAACGCCGCGTCCGTGTAGCTGCGGTAGTTCTTGACCTCGATGCTGATCGGCAGGAACGCCCCGGTGCTGTGGCCGTCGTCCATGCCGTGATCTGCCTTAGCGATGATTGGCGCCGCAAGCTCCATCAGGCGGGCTTTTTGCCACGGCTCCACATTATTCAGGTCAAGCCAGCGGCTCAATGCCTCCGTCGGGCCGTCATGCTCGGTCAACTGATCTTTGGCATCCAGTTCCTCCACATCCTCCGGTAAAATGTCGGAGATATAGAACGCGCCCATCTGCATGAGCTTCTGCTGAAGCTCGGCCTTGTTCAGTGCCTTTTCCTCCTCGCTGGTACAGGAATAGCGCACACGAACGATCTTGCCGTAAACCTGATCGGCGGCGATATTCAGAGTTCCGTCCGCGATAAACTGCATGATCTGCGGACGGTCAATGCGCATCGTGTAATGCTTGCGGCTGCTTTCCAGCTCGTGAAACTCGCTCTTGACGATGCCGTGACCGTCCATCGTGTGGATATAGAAGCCGTGGCGGGTAGCCTCGTCGTTGAAGGTAAGCTCGTTGATGCACCCGCAATAATAGGCGGGCGTGTTGCAAGCGATCTTCTGCGGGCGGTGGATGTGGCCCAGACAGGCCAGATCAACCCCTGCCGCGTCGATGGTGGCGGGCAGCACCACAACATCCTGCCCCGCAAGGAATGTGCTGCCGTTGTCTGCCTCGGCCCCGGCCACGGTGTAGTGGGCGGTCAGGATGGTGGGGATGTCCTTGTCGCATCTGCCCGCAAGGCCCATGATCGTGTCATTGATAAGCGCCGTCGCGTTGAAGTTTTCGGCCTCCTTATCCATGCCGGGGCAGAATGTGCGCAGACGGCCCTTATCAAAGCCGGGAACCGACATAATCTGCACCCAGCTACCGTCGTTGCAGCGCAGTCGGTATAATGCCGGGGCTGTATCGACATTCAGGTTTTCAAGGTCGTTGGTCACTGTGAAAATGTTTTCAAACGCCTTGGGATTGTCGTGGTTGGCCGTACCGAACAGCAGTACCACATGGCCGGAACACTCGCACAGCGGGCGCAGCAGACGCTCCACAGCATCCCGCACATCGTCCAGCGCCGTATCGGCCCACACGCGGGAGCGGTTGAACAGGTCGCCCGCAATGATCGTCAGGTCTGGCCGTTCCTCACGGGCCGTCTGCACGATCTCGTCCATGCAGCGCAGCGTGTCCTCACGGCGCAGGTTGATACCGTTCTTCTCCGGCCCGGTCAGGCTGCCCAGATGGATGTCGCCCGTATGTAAAATCTTAATCATAGCTTATCTCCTGTTCGCTCTGTGCTGGCACTCAATGCACAGCACCCGTCCGTATGCCTTGCTGCTGTATTCCGCGATGCTGGCCGCCTTGAATGTGCCGCCGTTACGCATCGGCGTGTCTTGGATGATCTGGCCGCAATCCGCGCAGACCAGCGGCGCGGTCCGTGGCTGTGCTGCCGGGGCAATTTGCCGGGGCTGTGCCGCGACGGGCGGCGGTGCTGGCTGCCATTGCTGCGGTTCCGGCTCCTGCGGCTCCGGGGGAAATTCCTGCGGCGGCGGCGTCATGCCGTCCTCGTCCGGGAACGGCTGCACAACCTGTTTCGGCTGCGCAGGTGCCGCGATCTGCGGTTTTGCATCCGGCATCTCAAACAACAGGCCCATGCTCTGCAAGTAGCTGTTGGCAACGGCGTTTTTGATCTCCGGCGCATCCAGATTCGGAACGATGCGGGCCACGATGAACGGCTTTTTCAGGTCGTCCAGATTGTAGGTTCCGGCAAGGCCCAGCGCCGCGCGAATTGCGCGCATGAACGCCTTACTTTCTGCCATTGCCGTTCTGTGCGGCAAGAACCGCTTGTACTGCGCGTCCGTCATGCTCTGGGATGTCAGAACGCAGTCGATCTCCTTAGTGGCCGACATGATGCGAAAACCGCCGGATGGTTCCGGCACTCTGATCGTGACCGTCACAGCCACGTCGTAGGTGTGCGGGCAGGTTCCGCACACGGCGGGCTTGCCCGTGACCCGCGCCATCTCAATGCAGCGCTGGCAGCCCTCTGTGCGGCCCGGCGTGGTGGAGATAATGGAGATGTTGGCAGCGGCGGCCAGCTTCATGCCGGCCACCTTGGTGATCGCATAAGCGTTGCTGGACTTCTCGAAATAGATGTCCTTGCTTGGGCCTTTATTGTCGTAGCTCTGTCGGGTATCGAGCTGGACTTCCGAAACCGTGATCTTTTGCAGGTTGCTTTCTGCCTGCAAGGTAGTCACGGGAACCAACACGTTGTACCTGTCGGCGGGGTACTTGTTCAACTGATAGATCATTTAGGGATTCCTCCTTGACAAATCACCCGCCATGCTGTAAGATGTGGGTGTAGTAGTTGAGCGCTTACTGCATTGCCGTTCCTCGTTGCAACCGAGGGGCGGCTCTTTTTTTGTGTCCGTTGCCGTGCCTGTGACGATCAGTTCTTGAATGCTGGATTCCAGATCGCGCAGGAACGACAGCGCCGATTCAAAATCTTGCCGTTCCGTGTCGTCGATTACGCCGTCAAAAGCGATTTCTTCCAGACGGCTTGCCACATCCTGCGCATCGTGAATCAGACGGCGCACACGAAGCGTAGCGAACGGCAGCGGCCTATCAACCAGCTTTTTGCCCATGCGCTGGCCCACCGGGCAGGTTGCACAATAGCGGGCCATGATGCCCGGCTCGTTATAGCAGTCCGCGTAGACCACTGCGTCCTCCGGCTCCATCTCGATGTCCCCACGCTCGTGCCGCCCGATAGTTTCGGGCGAATACGGGACGACCATTGCTGCCGTGCCGCGGTTGACATATCCGGCCCTGATTCTTGCCTCCCGTAGATATTCGGGAGGCTTTTTTGTGATAACCATTGACACGCAAAATCACTCCTTTTCGGGATATAATGATGATGCTGAACGGGTCAGCCCTCGTACTCGCCGCGATCCGCGTTCAGCGCCCCTTGGTAGTAGCAGCGCCAGCCCATGCGAACGAACGTATCAAACGTCAGACCCTTGCTGTTGCTGCTCTTGGGTTCGCCCACCATGAAGCCATTAAAGCCTCTGTTCCGCAGCTCGATGGGAAGCGACAACGGCGGCAGAACGTCCAGCATTTCATCGTAGACCTCCCGGCTGACCTCCTGACCCGGGAAAGCATTGAATGAACCATCCTTGTGCCACTGCTCTTTGGTGTAAACGCCCTCCGGGTAGCCGCCCTGCGCCCGCAGCTTGTACAGCTCGAAAGCGTCAAGCGCCTCCTGCCTGTCCTTGGTGTGCATCACCTCGTACTCGATGCGCCCATCCGGCGACATGGCGATTGCCTCGTAATAACCCTCGGTGTTCATCAGGTCGGCTACGTCGATCACCACTTTCTGCTTGTTGTAGGCGTAGGTGGTTTCCAGTCTTGCGATGCTACTCATTCTGCTGCCTCCTGTTCATCCAGCTTATTCATCACGCGGCGGGCCGCCATCTTACCTGCCGGGGTGAGCTGCCGCTGCCATGCACCGTACCGCGGCGACCAGCGGAATCCCTCGCTTTTCAGCAAGGTGCGGGTTTCGTCGTCCGGCTTGTCGGGGAAGATCAACTGCACCCGCATAGCCTCTGCATTTTCCTTGTAGGTGTACCCATGATGCTCTACCTGCATGGTCTTGACCGTCTCCAAATGCTCGATGCGTGTGCGTAGCCGCTTGATCGCTGCATTGTTGTTGGTCAGGTGATAGTACGGGTACGGTGCATGGATGCGGATGCCGCGCTCCCACAGTTCCTCGATCTCCTTGCGCTCCTCCGGCAGCAGATCGGGGCAGCCGTCCAAGGTCATGTTTTTGCGAAAGTAGGCATTGACGGCTTTCATCTTCTCCTGCATGGCCGTTAGCTCGTCAAGCTGGGCTTTCAGCACGGGCAGAGCCTCCGGGTCGTCGGACTTGACCACCGCGGCGTAGTAGCGAATCTGGTTGAGGATGCTGTCCGCATACCCGTAGCGCTCCGCGTTCTTCTCCCACGCCGCAATCTGTTTCTCTTTCTTGGCGACGGGGAAATTACCGCCGCCGGAGATCATAACGGACGGGCAGCGTGTGCCGATCTCGTTGTCCTTGTTGGTGGCCTCGGCCAGTACCTTGCAATAGCGATTCAGCAGATAGTCGATGTGTTCCCGCTGGGCCGCCGTCTTGCAGCGCTCGGCCTTGACCTGCTCTGCCAGCGCGGCGGCCTCGTCGCAGCGGTTGCGGTAGTGCCATGTGGCGCTGCCCTCGCAGTAGTCGTCGAAGCTGCGCATCTGCTTGGCGCGGCGGGCCGTGTCCTCGTTGATTTCGTAGTAGTTCATAAAACGCCTCCTAAAATTTGTGTGGCCGATTCAGTCTGCAACCCTTGAAACGGCCTCGATCATTGCTTGCCACTGTTCCGACTCGGTGTACCCGTATTGCTTTTTCCAGATCGCATCCAATTCAGGATTGACGCTGTCAATGCGAATCAACCCCCGTAAAAGCTCGATTGCTTGATCTTTCGTCAGGCAAGACCAGTTTACCGGGAACCCGAACAGCGTTCCAAAGTCCTCACAAAGACCGAAAGAAAAAGCCTTTGTTTCCCGGTTCTGCACCAGCATGAACCTGCCGTTGTCATACAGAACATTGAATTCTTCGTAGCAGGTTCCGCGCTGGAAGTACCATCTGCGAACGCTCACTGCATCAGCACCTCCAAAATCTGCTTTGTCCAGTTTTTAAGCTGGGTGCCGACGTAGATCAGGAACAGGGCCATCAGCGGCAGGAAAATTTCGCCGCCCACCGTGCCGCCTCTGGATGCCGCGATCCTGACCGCCACATCCACGCTGCCAGCCGTCAGCGAACAGGCCAGAACGATGATCGTCATGCGGATGTAGGTCAGAACATAGGCCCACACACCGCGGCGCGGCGGCTGCTTGTGCAGCGTTACCGTGATGATCTTCTGCTTCATATCGCGCCCCCTTAGCTCTCGATGCCCACGCGGGCATCAAAGTATTTCTTATTGACCCGGCCCTCAAAGGCCATCTTGCCCTGCGCCTCCAACTCGTCGTTGAGCTGCTTGATGATCTTGTAGCTCTTGGAGCGGGAGTAGCCGAGCATCCTCTGCACATCATCCACGAAGTAGAACATCTCGCGGGCCGTGCGGGCCGTGGTCTGCGTGGTTTTCATCAGGCGTTCTCCTCCCCGTAGTTCTGCATGTACTCCCTGACCTTGGGAATCAGCTCGATGCCAGCGCAGCGGCCTGTGGTCGTCTCAACCAGCGTGGTGTACTTGACCCCGGCGTTGGCGGCAAGCTCTTTCATGTTCATGCCCGTGGTCGCGGTAAAAACGCGAACCTCGATGCCGAAATCGGTCTTGGGTTTGGTTCTGTTTGCTACTCGCATTTGTCCCGGCCTCCTTATTTATAAGCCTTGTTTTTTGTGTTGTTTTCGGTTATACTTGAATTTGGGGTAGTCTGCCCGCTGGGCTTTCGTTACCTTATTTATTCGCCCTATATATATTATATCACTTTATATCGTGATTACAATATGCAATCACTATAAATCGTGAAAATAGCATTTTGCACAAAAAGGTGTACTGTATGTATGACACATCTGCCATATCTGGCCGTATAAAGCAGGTTGCCAAACTGCGCGGCGTTACCATGCGGACGATGCTCTCTGATCTGAACATGGGCATCAACGCAATTTCTCAATTTGCCAAGGGCAGCGAAATGTCGATCATTTCCTTTGTCCGCATAGCTGACTACCTGAAATGCTCCACGGACTACCTGCTGGGCCGCAGCGACGACATGGAGCTGCACCCTGGCAAACACCAGAAACTGTGATCTATCGCATGACGGCGCTGACCAGAATTTGATCTTCCGGGATGCCGCGCTCCACTTCGATGCTTTTCAGCGTGGCGGCGGCCTCCCCGGCGTGCGTGCCCTTGACCGTGTAGGCCACCAATTCCTTGCCCTCATAGCTGAATGTAATCCACAGTTCCATGTTCAATCCTCCTTACCCCATGTTCAGAATTGATAGCCCTCGAAGTCGATCAGGGCATCCTTGGCAGCATCAAAACGCTTGTAAGCGGCAATATCGTCTGCCTTCGCCTCGGCAACTTCTTCGTCAACGACTTTTGCGTATGCCTCGTCATATTCCGGGTCATTCGTATTCCGCATATTTTCCACATCATCCATTTTGTGGTACGCCGCGGTTAAAACCTTGTGAGTCTCATTCATCGCGGCTTCTGCTTCGTTCTTCTCGATTTTGAGCAAGCGGTGAATTGTTTCCAGTGTAGTAATGACCATGTTGTGTACCTCCTCAAATATCAACGGAAACGCTGTGATAGGCCATCCAGTGGCCCCGGCGCTGGAAGAATTTAACCCAGTTTGTGAAGCGCTGACCCGTGCAGTCGTAATAGGTCGGGAAGTATTCGCGCCGATACTTTGCGTCAAACTCGGCGGCAGCTCCCTCCATGCTGTCGGCCTCAAACTCGATCAGTTCCACATAGCCGTCGATGCCTCTTTCCTCCACAATGCGGGATTTTTCCGGCGGGCGATGGGTGTACTCCCGGATAACCTGTTTCAGATCGTCAAACAGCTTGGGCAGCACCTTGATCTGCCCGCTGCGCTCCATTTCCCGTAGGAACACATAGGAGCTGCGCAGCTCCTCGTCGCTGCCGATGTGATGATAATGCCGGATTTCATTGTTCCGTTCCATGATGTCCTCCTACTGCCAGTTCGGCACGTTGTCGGCGCAGCCCGCCTTGATGTAGTCGTCGCAGACCTTGACGGCCTCCGGGTCGAAGATGAATTGCCGCTTGTCGGTGATGATCTCCCGGATTTGGCCGATGGTGGCCGTCGGGTGCATCTCGTGAACCAGCGCCAGAAAATTACCCGTCGCCGTTGTGGATTCCGATACCTTGCGCACCGGGCTTTTGCCCTTGCGCTTGGCGGGTGCATACCAGATCATGCCCAATCCGTATTTGTAGCCCATCGTTACGCCTCCTCGCCGTACCTACGCAACTGGAATTGCAGGTTTCGTACCATGTGTGGATTGCAGCCCAGCAACAGTGCAAACCGCAACTCTTCCTCGATGCTGTTTCCTGTTTTCTGGGAAAGTTGCTCGGCCAGTTTGTAAACTTCTTCATCCTTGCCGACGAACAGCACTAAATTGTAATGAAGCCACTTATCGTCCGGCGCGTCAGTCTTTCTCATGCCATTACCCCCTGCCAAACCTCGCCGCCGTTCCAGAGCAGAACCAGCGTTCCATCCGGGTTGAATTGCACCCGGCGCGTGTCGCCATCTTCAAGGCGGGTGCGGTCAACGAACATCACCCGTCCGAGACGTTTCGCGTACCCAAGGGCCGCGTTCTCAGCCTGCCTCCTGATCGGGGTTTGCCCGATGCGCTGGTTCTCGCTGTTGTAGATCGTGTAGATGTTCGCCATCTTGCATACCTCCTCAAGATTTCCATTCACGACATCCGGCGGCCCGGATGTACTCTGTTGCGTCGTTGTCCTCGTCGGTGAAGCCGAGCGGGACTTGACAGTTCGGGTCAACGCGGTTCCTTGTGTGCAGGATGATCGGCTTGTATGCGATCTTCCGGCGGCTGTCCACGATTGCCAGCACCACATCGGAATCCCGCTTGATGATCGGTGCATTGGCGTAGTCGAGCAGTTCTTCCATATCGTGGTAGCCGAACGTGTTGGACAGGCAGCAACCATACGATGCGAACGTGAATTTCTTTTCATCAACAAAAGCTCTGATCTCGGCCCGCACCAGATAGGGCATATCCGGGTCGGTGGGATTCAAGCGTCTGAATTTCCCGTTGTCGATCAGCACCTTTTGCGATTTGATGCCGTACTCGTCGGCATCTGCAAGGTCAATCCGAACGACGGGCATCTCGTGCATATTGATCGCAACCGCGATTTCCTGCTTCGTTTTGAGCATCTTCATGGTATTTCCTCCTCACTTCGCCTCTCGAATGTCCTTGATGCTGCCCCAGATGTATTTGCGGCCCCGCAGCATTTCGACCCAATAGATGGCGTTTTCCACCCGATTGACCGCGCCGCGATCTGTGGCGCGTCCTGCCAGACATTCGGCGGCCAGCTCGTCGGTCACGGGCAGGATAAAGGCGGCTTCGCCTTGTTCGTAGTTGCCGGTCTGCAGTGGATACATCGCCTCGTAGGTTACTTCGATTTTTTTCATGGTTCAGCCCTCCTCGGCTTCAATGTATTTTCTAAGATCGGCATCCTCGGCATCGCCGTCCAGCCACTTGTCGAACGCCTCCGGGTGTCTGCTTTCCAGTTCGTCCATGAGCCAGCCGCGAACCGCCGGGATGTATTCGTTCTGGTTATTGGTGGTCAGTTCCCACAGATCGAGGAGCTGCGCGGTGCTGTAGGTTTTCAGGGTAAGAGCTGTCATTGCTTGGCCTCCTTACTTCACAGTGACCATAGCGGCCAGCGCGTACAAGGCTTCATGATCTTCCCAGTTGATTTTGTTTTTGTTGAACATATAGTCGATTGCTCCAAAGCACTGGTTGCGATCATCCTCGGTTTTGATTTTTGAAATCTGGTAAACGAGCTTCTTAAACATGTTGTGTCCTCCCGCCCTGTGGGCTTTACCTTATTTCTTTGGCTTGATTATATTATACTCCTATTTGGGAGTTATTTCAATATATTTACTCACATTTGTTCGTAAAATATCGTAGAATAGATACCCTATTTTTTGTGCATAATTACTTCAAGGACGGTGATAAAAAATGACGATAAGTGAGCGACTTTTTGCAATGCTCGACGAGCGCGGCCTCCGTGCTTCCGGCCTATGCAAGCATTTAGGCATAACCACCAACATGACGACGAACTGGAAACAGCGTGGTACAGACCCACCCGCAAAATATGTGATTCCCATTTGTGAGTATCTGGACTGTTCCCTCGAATACCTGCTCACAGGTGAAGAAACAAAAAAAGAACCCGTCCCCGGAATCTCCGAGAACGGGCGTGAAATGCTTGCGCTATACGAGCGACTGCCGGAGCGCCAGCAAATCTTGCTGATCGGCAGACTTCAAGAGATGGTCGAGCCGCTGGCAAGCCCCATCGAAAAAGACATAGCTATCGCGTCAGACGGCGAGGCAATCTGATCTATCTAACATTTTGAGGAGGTAAAACCATGGGATTGCGAATCAGAAAAAGCTATAACCTCGGCGGTGGGTTCCGCATCAATGTGTCAGGCAGCGGCGTCGGCTACTCGTGGGGCGGTAAGGGCTATCGCGTTACCCACATGGCAAACGGGCGCACCCGGCGCACCGCCACTATCCCCGGCACAGGCATCAGCTATGTTTCCGAGAGCGGCGGCAGCTCTGGCCACGCACAGAGCGCCCAGCAGCCGCAAGAGATGGCCCTCGGCCAGACCGAGCAGCACGAGAGCGCAGACCGCACCGACTACGCAGGCTGCGAATATGCCGATCTTATGAAGCAGTTGCAGCGGGCCTCCACATTCAGCGGGTGGCGCGGGTTCCTGATCGGGTTCTTCGGCCTCTGCTTAATTGCCACACTTTTTGTAAGTGTCCATGCTATTTACCAGTTCCTCACAGGTCTGGCCGCTGTTTTCCTCTGCGTCTACCCTTTCCGTCGTCACCTGTTCACCGTCAGGCTTGACTATGATCTTGACGAAAGCTCCAAGGAAGTCAACAACTGCTGGCTTGACCAGTGGGAGGGCGTACTGCGTTGCAAGGTCGTCCGGCGCATCACGCAGGAATCAGACCTTGCGAACGGCAAGGTGTACGGCGGCGCTGGTACTGTGATCGGCTCCACCCCGGTCAAGGTTCTGCGCAAGCTGCCGCCCTACATCAAGACGAACGCCCGCACATTGGGCATCCAGATCGGCAAAAAGCAGTCCTTGTACTTCCTGCCAGATAAATACATTCTCGTAAGCAAGGGGAAAATCAGCGCTTTTGATACAAATTCTATCAGATTCTCCTACAAAGACTCCCCGTACATCTGCTATGACCCCCCGCCAGCCGATACAGAGGTTTTGCGCATGACATGGGAAAAGGTCAACGCCGACGGCTCCCCTGACAAGCGCTTTGCCGGAAATCGGCAGCTCCCGATCTGCAAATATGGGGAGATCGCCCTGACTGACCCCGCGGGTCTGGATGTGGTTCTGCAATTCAGCAACGCAAGCAAGGCCGCTGGTTTTGTGGATGCTCAAAACCAGCTTGAAGCCTCAAAACCCCGTTGTTGAAAACTCTGTTGAAAGTATGTTAAAACCCAGTTGAAAACCTCTCACACCCAAAAAATGGGGTGCAAAATTTGCACCGAATCTCGAAAATAGGGTGCAGAATTTGCACCGAATCCGGGCAAATAGGGTGCAAAATTTGCACCCATAAATAAACTATATATAAACATATATGGTGATGATGATAACAGGAAAAATTCATCGAATGATAGGAGTTGATTTCTGTTGAAAACTCAAAACTTCGGGTATATCTTCTGCCGAGATTGCGGTATGGAGTTTAACCCAGCGGACGCCGTCTCTGGCCTCTGCCCTGAATGTGCCAAGAAGCGGGCCGATCATCTGGCCTACTTGCAGACCATGTACCAATCCGCTGTTGACGGCGGCGACGAGCGCACCTCCGAGAGCGTGGCCCGCCTGATACGCGAGTACCAGCAGTCCGAGGGTGTACGCCTGAAAGATGTGCTGCCAGCCTACCGCGTAAATTGACAGATTTGGTTCTATTTTGTCAAATACCCTACCATGCTGGGCGCTTAATAATCAAAAGCGCCCGTTTTTGGTTATATGCAGCCTCAAAGCATTTTGTTGGCCTCAACAAAATGCACCCACCATTTTGCCAGCCCCGGCAAGATGGAAACCATCTTCGTGATGTCACGAAAATGGTCAGCCCGCGAAAGAGGCCCCTGTGAGACGTTTTTGCCTCACGGTATAAAGAGATATTCCTTTTGCGTTATCGCCGCACAGAGACGGCCCGCAGGGGCAATCCGCTGAAATTTACTCAAATGTTGATAGGAGAAACACAATGCCCGTATACAAAGACGAGGAGCGCGGCACATGGTACTGCTCGTTCTACTATGTGGATTACACAGGCAAGCGCCGCTTGAAAAAGAAACGCGGGTTCAAACGACAAAAGGACGCAAAGGACTTTGAGGCAGAGTTCAAGGTCAAGGCCGCCGGAACCTGTGACATGACTTTCGGCTCCCTGTATGAGATTTACTGCGCCGACATGGAGAACCGCCTGAAAGAGAACACGATGGAGACAAAGCAATCCATCTTCGAGTCAAAGCTGCTGCCCGCGTTCCAAAATCGCAAAATAAACGAGATCACCCCAGCCCAGATCAGGCAATGGCAGTCGAAAATTATCAAGGAAACAGGCTCCGAGACATACCAAAAAACCATCAATAACCAGCTTTCCGCAATCTTCAATTACGCCGTGAAATACTATCACCTGCCCAGCAACCCCGTGAAACAGGCCGGGAACATTGGCAAGAATGACGCGCCGGAGATGAAGTTCTGGACAGTTGAACAGTTCCAGACATTCATCCCAAATGTGAAGAAGATGCCGGGCCGCATCGGTCTGGAAATCCTGTTCTGGACAGGGCTGCGCATCGGTGAGCTGCTGGCCTTGACGCAGAATGACATCGACCTTGATAAACAGATGCTCCACGTCCGGCACAGTTTCCAGACGATCAAAGGCCGCGAGGTAATCACCGACCCGAAAACCGAAAAATCAAAGCGCGATCTCCCACTGCCGCCAAAACTGTGCGACGAGATCAGATCGTACATCGACGCGCTGTATGAGCCTGACCCGGATGATCGCCTGTTCCCCTACACGAAGCACTACTTCCGAAAGCAGATGCAAGCCGGGTGCGCGGCTGCCGGGATGGAGCCGATACGGCTGCATGATCTGCGACACTCTCACGCCGCCCTGCTGATAAATTTGAAGTACCCGATCTTGCTCGTCAGCCAGCGTCTCGGCCATGACAACGTCGAAACGACGCTGCGAGCCTACGGCCACCTTTACCCCTCCACAACCTCCGATATGGTCGAAAAACTCGACTCCTTGATGCCGTAA